CCTCCGATTTAAGACAATCTCCTATTCCTGTATTTGAAATGCCCGAACCAAGGCCAAGAAAACCATCAGCCAAAATACCAACTTTGTGGAAATGCGGTCATGATGTGGACCTGGATTGGGTCGTAGCAGGTTACAGGTATTGCCCTTATTGTGGCTCTAAATATCCTAAAAGCAGATTGAACCTAATAGGCAGGTGGTTATCTTACGCAACATGGTATCAATCTTATCACAGAATAGGTTATCGTAAAGAGGATATGATGAAGCCCACAACGATAATAGTAAAGGATGAGGCTTTAAGCCCATAACCCTATTGGATTGTAGTATGAGTCTATGGTCTAATATAGTTTCAGGCAGCAAGTTAGAGAAAAAACTGGCGATAAAGAAGGAAACAGAATCCTTCTTGGAACAGTATAATTTGATGCTTATCGAGTTATACACCGATAGAGGTATTTTGTTAGGAAGTAAAAGATATGATGAAATGACAGGTGTAGAAAAATTTGATGCTTTGAATGAGATTGATAATAGAATAATAAAAACAAGAGATATAATTGAACAGGAGGAAGAGAGATGTCGAAGAAGATTGAAGTCGTTGTAGATGACCCCGAACATCAAGGTATGTTACTCACATATCGTGGCGAACCGTTGATTGTAATTAGTCCTGTGAATCATGCGGGATGGAGAAAATTATCATGTGTTCTCCCTCATGATACCACAAAAGAAACTTATCTAAAAGACGTGAAAGAGTTTGTAACTAATGAATTAGGGTTGCATCGAAATAATAAAATGGAATACTGGAGATGGGATGAAGAAATCATACAAGAGGAAACTTACTCTTTTCCATTATACAGTATAAATCTAAGAAGCAACATAGGAGAGGAAGAGTAATGGCTAGATTAACATCAGTAAAGTGCAAAAAAGAAGGTTGTAACAAATTATTGTCATCATACAATGCAAGAAGGTATGCAGGGTTATGCCCTGAATGTTATGCCACTAGATATGATAGACGGGAGGATGAATAATGAGTAGCGAGTGTCCTGATTGTGGCAATAAAAATTTGTGCGAATTGCCACCTAGATTCGATATAATCAGTAAGGAATTGA